AGCGCAATATGTTTAAACATGAAACAGAGCGTATGCGTCTGGAGTTTGAGCAAGAGTTAGCACTGACTGAAATGTCAATGAAAGCAAAGCGTGAAGAAACTGAGCAAGAGATTGCACTAACAGAAATTGCTGGCAATATATCTGCGTTTACCAACTCACAAGACGCTGAAAACAATCTGAGTAAGATTAGATGGGGTAAGTCAATGTTAGGCGACATTGCGAACTTTATGCGATCAATAACGCGCCCCGGCATTACTTGGTATTTAGTCTTAATGACTAGCATACGCACTAGCGAATACTACGCTATTACAGATAAGCTAACGCAGGATGTAACTAACTTGAATAACCAAGTAGCATTGATTGGCACAGCGTTTGACCAGATGCTTGCAAATCCGTTTGACTTGGCGCTTGTTAACATGACGGCAATGGTAGTTGGCTGGTGGTTTGGTAGCAGAGGTCAAAATACTAGCTATGAAGATGAGCATTACAAAAGAACTGGGTAATGAAAACACACACAAGTATTGAACGCGCCAGAAAAATAGCAGAAGTTTGGCCTAACAGCACATCACTTGCTGATGCTATGCGGAAGGCTGGTATTAGCACAAATACAGAACGTGCGATGCGTCAACATAAAAGCAACACACAAAGTATCTTAGGTATAAAGTTAGAACCACATAATCCTAAGTATAAAACGAATGACGTAGAGTGTCCAAGCAACTTAGATATAAAAGCTGCGAAGAAGTATAAGTCATTTTTGATTACATCTGCAACAAATAACAGCACATTAAACCAAAAGTTTTTTGATACGCTAGAGTTATTTAGTAAACATCACAAAAGTCAGCTGTTAATTATTCCCCTTAAGTACAGACACAATACACTGATTGCAAAAAAAGACTATCAGTGGCCTGTCGCTATACATAACTATGCATTGCTTGATGATTTAATACTGAGCAAGTCATTCATGGTGTCTGGATTGCGCCTGACAGCTACGGCTATAGACCCTCTATCTGGTATGCAAGCTCACAGCGGCCAGAGGTCTGTTGTTTATGGCGCTACATCACTGCACTTGCGGTTAGCGGCAACACCGGGTGATGAACTACCTAAAATGCTACAAACCACAGGTAGCTGTACCAGTAAAACGTACACTAGGACAAAAGCTGGCGGTAAGGCTAAATTCAATCATGTATTTGCGGCAACATACGTTAAGCTTGTTGGTGATAAGTTTTACCACACGCAAATAATTTGGGATGGTAAAGGTTTTTACTTTTTAGATCAGTATTGGACACCAGAAGGATTACAACCCGGTGAAAACGCAGCGGCTATTGTTAGAGGTGATGACCACGCGGCTATGCACGATAGAGTTATATTAAAAGCTAGAGCTAGTTTATGCGATAGGCTAAAACCAGATATACACGTTTTTCATGACGTGTTTGATGGCGTATCTATATCACACCACCATAAATTACTTGATAAAATAAAAGTCTTTAATATGCGTATGAATAGTTTGGCGTGGGAGTTAAAGCACACTGCGGCACATATAGTGCAAACAGGCGGTAAAGAGAATTGGATAGTAGACAGCAATCACGATAGGCACATTGAGCGTTACTTAAATGAAGGCAGACACCTTAAAGAGCCGCATAACGCAGCGATAGGTTCAGAGTTACTTGCTGAGATATCCTACAAAAATAAATCAGCATTAGAGTGTGCGTTTCAAAAATATATACCGGGCTGTTATAAATTTGTTAATGCAAACAAGCGTGCCAATATAAAAGGCATAGACGTATCACAACATGGTGATAGAGGTGCTAATGGTTCAAGAGGCAGTATTAAAGGCTTTGCTAATGCAATGTATAAAACTGTTATAGGTCATAGTCATTCGCCCGGTATTAGTGGCGGCGCTTGGCAGACAGGTGTGTCTACCTTAAAACAACCTTACAAGGTTGGTTTATCTACATGGGCCTGCGCTGATGTAATAATAAATGCTAACGGCAAGCGATCAATGTTCTTTTATATTAATGGCAAAAGCCTAGCCGACGTTATTTGATTTTATTTACACCGGGCTTGCCGTCATGGTATCGATGCAGCATATCAAGCATCTGATTATGTATGTTTCTAATTTGCAATGACTTAGCCCATAAATCTCTAAAATTACCTTCGGGATAATTAACGCCATTGTGTACAGAGTTTACATATTCTGGCTCATCAAAAAACAATGTGTGTTGCCTCCATTGTTCATGCAAAAGTACAACTTCTCTAAATAAACGCCAGTATTTATCGTCAAAATTCTCTTTATGTATAGCCATTATGTGTCAAGCCTAGTTGTCTTTAAATTTCTGTCATCAACAACAGAGTCATTTAACATTGCATCTCGCAACACAACTAGACCAGCTATAGCTTTAGTTATATGTGACAAGCCTGATTCTTGGTCAATATCCTCACCATCATACCAAGCTAAAAGATGACGCAATGTGCTGCTGTAGTAATCGCTGTAGTGTAATCGCTCAAAACGCCAATTATACGTGCCATACTTGTCAGCACCTTCCGACAGCGAGTCAGCTATTTCATTTAAAACTTGCACAGGCGTATGTTGATATTGACGCTTTTTAAGACCAGCAACTCTTTTATAATTCTTCATTTTGCTCAACTTCCTCAATATTTATACCCCATTTAGCGCACTGCGCTATAATTAACTCACATAGATCAGAGTGCTGTTGCACAGACATAGTTGATGTACGCGGATGTAATGGCAACATACCACCATCTAAATCTGGCATAAACTGTGTTTTAAATAAAGCAGAGGCAAACACTTGTTTCCAAGATTCTGTGCTATATTTACCGCCTGTGTTGCTTATTTGCCACGCATTGCCATTCCAACGCATTTTTTCGCTAACTATCGTTAATAAGGCCCACATAAGCGAGTTTTGGTCTGTGCTACGTTTATTGCGTTTAAATGTAACAAACGTGCCAGCTGGCGCTAAATCAATCAGACGCTTACATTCAAGCTTATCGACATCCTTGATTATATGTATAGTGTGCTGACCCATTAAAACGGAATCTCATCATCTAAACCGGGTACTACATTTCTATTATAACCGCCAACATCCAAACGTGGTTTATCTGCACCAGCGTTGCTACCATCTAGCAATACTAATGTGCCTCCATAGCCCTTTAAAACAACTTCGGTTACATACTTATCATTGCCAGAGTTGTCAGTCCATTTACGTGTCTGCAGCCTACCCTCAATATAAAGCTTAACACCTTTTTTAACATAGCGCTCTATTACAGATACTAGACCTTCAGAAAAGACACTTATTTTTGACCATTCGGTTTTGCTAACATACTCTTGTGTTTTTTTATCACGCCATTTTTCCGTAGTCGCTAATGAAAAGTTAGCAACTTTGCCTCCATTGTTGAATGTTTTAATTTCTGGATCACTGCCAACATTACCAACTAAAATAACTTTATTTACACTAGACATTTTTACTCTCTTTCATTTTGTTAAGTTTTTCGATTAATTCATTTATCTCAGTATTTGCTTTAAGCATTTCTGATAATAATTCTTCTTGATACTCTTTATCTGCTTCAACCCTGCAAACTGCCATTTTTAGTCCATCAGGAAATCGAGGGTCATAGCCAACTACGTCAACATATTGTCTACCTGTGACTAACAGCTGCATTTGTAACTGAACGCGGTATTCTTTAGCGTGCGCATCCTTCTCTAAATAGCCAACCATTTTAGCCATAGAAAAAGGGCATTTGATTTCAACTAAACCATCGTCATCAATAAGGCCATCTGGACTGCAAGTAATAAAGCTATATTCTGGTTCCGGGTGGATAACCATACCAACTTCTGTAACAGAGACATCACGTTCAAAAGCATAATAATCACGCGCTTCCGACTCTAAGTCTGTACCGCGCTGCATTGCTGCGTTGCTATACGTTGGCTCAACTACACCAGTCATGCGTTCTAAGGCGAGCTGAGTAATCATATTAGCTCGGCTTGTGCTGTAACCTGATTTGGTTTTAGCGACTAAAGCTTTGACGCGTGAAGCTGTTAATTTGCCTGCACGCGCGGCAAACCAAGCATCTGAGCCTTGTTCAACATCTATAATATTCATTACTGTGGCTCCGCTTTTTCTGCGGCTACAATAGCGGCTTTTTGCTCAGACCAAGCTTTTTTAAGTGTAGCTAAGTCTGCATTATTGCACTTTAGTTTACGTATTTTTTTAGCAACAGATTTTAAATCATCATCTTCCATCGACTCTGATATTTCTATAAGCAATGGCTCTAAGTCTATTGACTTTACAGGCTCATCTTTAGTGTGCGTTGCGCTATTACCATCATCATCTTCACTAGGGTGTGATATAGACAGTGCAGATGTGTATCCATATCTTTTTAAATAGGTCAAACAGCTACCCACAGTTTGTGGATCAGCATTTTTTAACTTAGCTTCCGTGTATGTTTCAAACCATTCACCAGAACTATGCACTATGCGCGTAGCTAGTACGATTGTGCTGTTATCTGTAATGCCGTCTTGAGATTGTATAATAAACAATTCGTTTTCTAATAGCGGTATTCTTGCTGCATCTATAACACTTGATAAAGTGCTGTAACTAGACCTAAAGTGTGGATTAGTGCCATCTTTAGCAGCACCTTTTATATCGCCTATTGCTTTAACTAAGGCTGGCGCAATCTTAGTAATTGTTTCTGATGTTTTCACGTTTTCCTCCATTTTTAAACTGTGATGACTTAGCCATAAAGTAATACGAAAGGCTTTGCAATAGCTAATCTGTTATTATTTTTACTAGACATTGTAAAAAATATACTTATAGAATAATGCTAT